ACACTGACTAAGTTTACTAAGACAAAAGGGAGCGCATAATGGCTAAATGGAATCTAGAAAAACAGAGAGAAAACCAAGGGTTTGATCCAGTTAATAAACCAGCGCACTACAATCAAGATGGTATTGAGTGCATAGACTATATTCAACAAGTAGTAGGCCTGGATGGTTTCATCGCATATTGTCATGGTAACATGATTAAGTATCAACACAGATACCGCTACAAGGGTAATGGTGTAGAGGATATGAAGAAGGCAGCATGGTACTTATCTAGAATGAACAAGGCTCTTGCGGAGAAGCATAAATGAGTGACAAGAATTTTGACGTAACAATGCAGGTTACAGTCAGTAAAGATAACAACATCCTATCGTCTCATGAGGAGTCACACTCGGATGATGTAAAAGATTTAGTGTTGGATACGTTCTATGACGTAGACGATGTTGAAGTAAACAATGTAATAGTAAAAGAGAGAGAGTTAAATGAATAGTTTAAGAGAGTATCAAATTAAGGCGGTGGGCTTCGCTATATATCCTGCAACACATAAGGTTCTATACCCAACGTTGGGCTTGTGTGGCGAAGCAGGAGAGATAGCTGAGAAGGTTAAGAAACAGGTACGAGATAATAATTTTAATAGGCATGAAGTAGCGAAGGAACTAGGAGATGTACTCTGGTATCTGGCAAATCTGTCTAACGATATTGGCTATAACCTAGACGAGATAGCTAACATTAATATTGAAAAGCTTACATCACGTAAGGAGAGAAACAAGATACAGGGATCAGGAGACAACAGATGAACAATCACTTACCAACAGACTATCAATCATTCATACACAAATCACGTTATGCTAAGTATTATGAGGGTGATGGACGTGAATCGTGGGAAGATACTATTGTGAGATACTCTGCTAATGTAATAAGAAACTTGGCTGATCCTGAAACTAAGTTTAAACTGGAGCAAGCTATCTTAGGCTTAGAAGTGATGCCTAGTATGAGATCGCTCATGACTGCAGGTAAGGCAGCAGACAGAGACAATACCTGTATGTATAATTGTAGTTACTTAGCTGTTGATGATGTTAAAGCATTTGATGAAGCTATGTTTATCCTACTGTGTGGTACTGGTGTAGGCTTCTCTGTAGAACGTCAATCCATATCTAAGCTACCTGAAGTGCCATTTCTCTGGAACAGTGAAACAAACATTGTTGTAAAAGATAGCAAAGAAGGTTGGGCTAAAGCGTTACGTCAAATGATTGCATTACTATACAGTGGTGAGATCCCTACGTGGGACGTTTCTAAGGTTAGACCTGCAGGTGCGCCACTTAAAACGTTTGGTGGTAGAGCATCAGGACCTGCTCCGTTGGTAGATCTGTTTAACTTTGTAATTAAGACATTCAAGGATGCACAAAACCGTAAGCTATCCTCACTAGAATGCCATGACATCATGTGTAAGATAGGCGAAGTAGTTGTGGTAGGCGGTGTGAGACGCTCAGCGATGATCTCATTATCAAATCTATCAGACGACAGAATGCGTCACGCTAAGTCTGGCTCATGGTGGGAGAATGATCCACAACGTGCATTAGCTAACAACTCTGTGTCATACACTGAGAAGCCTGACAGTCTATCGTTTATGCGTGAGTGGATGGCGTTAGTTGAGTCTGGCTCAGGAGAGCGTGGCATCTTCAACAGACAAGCTTCTAAGGTACAAGCGGCTAAGAATGGTAGACGTGATGCTGACTATGACTTCGGCACTAACCCATGCAGCGAAATAATTTTGAGGAAGAATCAATTCTGTAATCTAACAGAGGTAGTTGTACGTGCAACAGACACACTGGACACCTTATCTGAGAAGGTAAGGCTTGCAACTATACTTGGTACTATTCAGTCTAGCTTCACTAAGTTTCCCTACTTACGTAAGATCTGGACTAAGAATACCGAAGAAGAAAGACTACTTGGTGTGTCGTTAACAGGCATTATGGATAACCCCTTAATGACCCTCAAAAACAAAGGATTGGAGAAGACTCTTGACCACCTTAAACAAATCGCCGTTACTACTAACGCTACTTGGGCTGAACGCCTTGATATCCCTGTCAGTGCTGCTATCTGCTGTGTTAAACCAAGCGGTACTGTCAGCCAATTGGTTGACTCTAGCAGTGGGATTCATGCTCGTCACTCAGCCTATTATATTAGGACTGTTCGTGGAGACAACAAAGACCCGTTGACAAAGTTCATGATTGATCAGGGTATACCTAATGAGCCAGACGTAATGAAGCCAGATGCTACTACAGTGTTTAGCTTTCCTATGAAAGCTCCAGAGGGTGCAACAGTTACTGCTGATATGTCTGCCATAGAACAACTAGAGATGTGGTTAGCCTATCAGAGATTCTGGTGTGAGCATAAGCCCAGCGTTACAATCAACGTAAAGAATGATGAATGGTTTGAAGTAGGAGCATTCGTATACAAACACTTTGATGAAATGTCTGGTGTATCATTCCTACCGTTTAATGAGCATACGTATCAACAAGCACCTTACCAAGAGTGTGATGAATCAACATACCATAAGATGTTAGGTATTATGCCATCTAATATTGATTGGTCATTGCTCTCTGAGTACGAGAGTGAAGACAATACATCAGGTAGCCAGACACTAGCTTGCTCTGGAGACGCTTGTGAAATTGTAGACTTAACATAAACAAAGGCATCAGCAATGAATATTTTATTAGGACTAGCTCTTACAATACACATGGATACTACAGGTGATTATAACTCGTATCATCCACACATAAGGTTTGAGGAAGGTCAATTCATTGCTGGTGCATACTACAATAGTGAAAGAAATATAAGCCCTTATATAGGAGCTAAACTCTCTAATGAGTTAGGCTTCTTTGAGTATGGTGTTGTGTCAGGCTATGAAGGCCAAGCAGGGGCATTACCATACGCAAGATTAGGCTTAACTTTAAGTGAAACAGGGTCGCTATTTATTGCACCTGCATTTGAAAAGATATACGGTGAGGTAAGAACTGGAACTGTAATTGGATTTGAAATCTTATACTAAGGGATAAACATGTATACTATTATAACAAGAGATAACTGTAGCTTCTGTGACATGGCTAAGATGATGCTAAGAGAGTCTAACATAGCCTACACAGAATATAACGTAGAATCAGGTAGCTCTCAGTGGGTACTAACACTCATAAGACAGGCAAATCATACAACAGTACCACAGATCTTTGCTTCTGATGGTAGTTACATTGGTGGTTATGCAGAGCTAAAGAAGTTTCTTGGTACTTTTGCTGAGGGTGCTTTGTAATGCAGTTAGACTTTTTTAAAGAAGAAGAAGAAAAGTCAGAATTAGATCTAGAATATAAAGAGTGTAAACAATGTAATAAATCTCTACCTAATACCACTGAACATTTTTATACTAACAATATAGCCCAAAATGGTACAATATATTTAGAAACACAGTGTAGAACATGCCGTAAGCATAATATGAAAATAACTGCACGTCTAAGAAGAGTCCTTAAAAAACCTGATAATGCTACTTGTAATATATGTGGTGTAGATGAAGCTAGTATAAAAGGTGTATTACATTTAGATCATTGTCACAATACAGACGCTTTTAGAGGTTGGCTTTGTAGTAGTTGTAATCATGGTTTAGGGTGCTTCAAAGAAGACGAATCTATTTTTATTAAAGCAATGCAATATATAAGAGAAGCAAACAAATGAACAACAATCTTGAGCCACTACAGAAGCCCACACGCTCTAGACGAAAAACAACATACAAGGGTGCAGCAGTAAAGACTACATCAGGTATACTTCCAAGGACAGATAAACAGAAAGATTTAATAGACGCTATAAAAAGAAACCAACAAGTCCTGATACTAGGTCCTGCTGGTACTGGTAAAACTTATGTAACAGCTACTTGTGCTGCAGATTTGTACATCACTAAAGATATAGATAAGATCGTTATAACACGCCCTCACGTAGCTGTAGGTAAAGACATAGGGTTTCTTCCAGGAACACTCGAAGAGAAGGCTCAGCCGTGGGCGTTGCCCGTCCTAGACGTGCTTATAAAGCATTTAGGTAAGGGTGCTGTAGATACGGCTCTAAAGAGTGGTAATATTGAGGTTGCTACACTAGCGTTGATGCGTGGACGTAGCTTTGACAATGCGTTTATTATTGTAGATGAAGCACAGAATATAGAGATACCAGAGATTAAGATGCTGTTGACTAGGGTAGGTGAAGGTAGTACTATTGTGCTTAACGGCGATATCCAACAATCAGATCTAACAAGAATGTCTGGTCTTTATAAGATCATACACTTAGCTAAGAAACATATGTTGAATGTTCCTGTTGTTGAGTTTGGTATTGAAGACATTGTGCGTAGTGGTATCTGTGCAGAGTGGGTTAAAGTGTTTATGAAAGAAGGCTTATGAAGTTAGAAAAAGAAGCTAAAGAATATGTTAACTCTAAGCAAGAACACTTTGAAGAGATATTACTTTACGAGATACATAAGCTAAAAGTCCACATAAGCAAAAGCCTCTGGGACAGTCCTGAGCTAGTTAAAGCTAAAGATTGTCTCACAGAGGCTTCGCTGTGGGCTAAGGAATGTGCTAAGAAGCACGGTATAAAGTAATTAGTCGAATACTTCTTTGTAGTACTCTATATAATCTAGGTATTTATGTAATTCATAGTAGTTCATCTTCTTAGGGTTAGATGTCATACCTTCTTTCTTCATAAACTTACCTGCGGCTGTTTTAACATCCTTATTTCCAGGTGCAGTTGCTGCTCTTCTCTGTAGTACTGCTAGTGCTGTATTTTCATCTGCTGAAGAGTCTAAATACTCAGATACGGTATTCCTAATACCTTTAAGTCTAGATCTAATCATATTACGCTTGCCATTTAAATCCGCTTTAGTAAATGTAGAATCTGCTAACATTAGAGATGCCTCACGTTCTAACAAAGGAGCTAATACTTTATTGAACGCTGCATCATAGGCAGGTATTTCTGATCTCTGAGAAACTGTCCAAGGTTGCATCTCTGCTACAGAGTATAGTTCTTCTGCAGAAGTACGCTTCTGTTTTATATTTAAACCTAATACTTTAGCAAATGGGTTAGGATTATATACCTTACCCTCACGTATACCTACAGCTAAATCTTCTCCTGTTAAACCTTCTATACGTCCATTAACTTCATCACCATCAACAGCATCTTGGAAAGCTTCTATGATGTTATCTACATATTTAGTCGAGGTTTGTACAAACATACCTACACCTGAAGCTTGTTTAACATCCTTAGCTGTGTCTGTGCCTGAGATATAACCTGCCATCTGATTCACAGCATCTAAGGGGCGAGTAAAACCAGAAGCAAAGTTACCCATAGTTTTACTGAATCCAGAACCCATACCATTTAGTATATATTCAGCACCTTCTATGTTTGTTACCCAATTAGTAAATGCATTTAGGTCATTACCAAACTCAGCATCCTTAGCTGTTTGGCCTATAGCTAACTGTCTACCTAGTTCTTGAGATAACTCTGGTGGTATAGTTTCATTATTCTTTCGTAGGTTTAACATACGACCTGCAACTAAAAACATAGAGAACGGAAAAGTGTTTTTCATATCTGCTATTTGCCCACCGCCTATATCTACTTCATAAACACCTAGACCATCGGCTCTTCTTTGATCATCATATTGCATAGCGGCATATGCACCGCCAAAAGCTATTATACTACGGCTTGCAGCTTCTGCTGATGTAGTTATTGTACCATCATTCTTAACTATAGACTTCATCAAATCAATAGAACCACCTACAGATAAGTGATAGGTAGTAGCTACAACGTTATTCATAAATCTACCAAAGGGTATAACAGTACCTATAATAGGTATATTAGATACTTTTTCAACACCCTTAGCTACTTCAGATAAAAGATATTTATCCTTAGTATAATCTTTAGCAAACACAGATCTCAGTGTGCCGTCTAACGCTGCACCCTGAACATCATCATCAATAAGTGCAGTATCACCACTCTTTATTACATCCCATAGAGATTTATCATGCTTAAGTCTTAGATACTTATCTAGTTCACCCATAAACATTTGAGACTTAGTAAAACTATCCTGTATACGAACACCTGTTATCTTAGCTGCACCTTCTGCTACAGTTTCTGCTACCATACCAAAACCTGATTCAGTATCTACATTGTAACGTTTTCCAGTACGTTCAACACCACCTGTATATGTCTCAAATAATACTTTACTTATATCATCATTTTTCTCTAGAAACTCCATGTATGCGTCATGTGTAGTATAAGGATCTAAAAGGTTTCGCATCTTTTGTCCCTGTACCCTCAAATATATCTGTCCTCTACGGCGTAACTCCTTACCACGCTTACCAGGTACAACTGTTCCAGCAATGACTGAAGCTCCACCATTAAGCACGTCAGCTACTGTAGACATAGCAAAGTACTGAGTAAAGCCAGCAACGTTGATTGCAGTAGTAGCAGGAGATGAAACAAGCATACGTCTCCATAAGTTTTGACCATAAGAAAAGGGTCGGCTCTTCTTAATTTTATCAGCCTCTTTAGCAAGAATACTTTGTGTTTCATCTGTAAGTACATCTTCACCGTGTAGTAGTGTAGCATTTAATACTTTAGAAGCCTGACTCATAACATTTAGTACTTGACCACCACGACTAGCTTCGTAAGCAACTAAGTCACCTAAGTTCTGTCTTGAACCTGTAGCATCACCTAGTGTTATGCCTGTCATTTTAAGCATATCATTTATTTCAGCTAACTCTTTACTGGGCAACATAGGTACAACATTAGATAATAGATCTGATACTGTTCTATTCTTGGGTATCTTTATTCCTTGCTTAGATAACTGATGCACTAGACCTGAAGTTTTACCCTTACCGTCTGCACCTAATATAATATCATGAAAGACACTTGTATCTGTAGCCTGTGAACCAAACTTAGTTCGACCATCTTCTACTTTATCTCTCCAAGACTTAACATTCTTTTTTATATCTTCTGCAATCTTCTTTGCTTCTGCCTTCTTTATATTAGGCATCTCTTTAGGCATCCTATCAGCACGTAACCTGTCTATTTCGCCAGTAATACCTAACTGGTCTAACCCTGACTTACCCTTACGTGTACCTGCTATTATTTGCGCCCCAGCGCCTACTGATCCTAATAAAGAACTAAACGCAGTCTGAGTTATATCATATTTATCCTGTTGTCCTACATCAATCATTAAAGACTGTATCTGTGCATCCTGTAGTGCAGCAAAAGAAGCATCTAATCCACCTGTAGCATAAACAGACTTCTTAGTCGCTGCATCTTTTAGCTCCTGCTTTGCCGCTTGCTCTGCTTCCAAGAAAGCTCTACGTCTATATAAACCACGTTCACGTCTAGCTGCTGCAGTCATATGTCTCTGTGCTGTTTGTTTACTAAACCCAGACTTAATTGCGATATCGAAAGCTTTTTGTCCAGCCTCTTTACCTATCTTATTTGCGGCTTTCTTAGACAAACCCTTCTCAAGTGCTTCTTTAGTAGCTTTAGAAACAGCTAGTTTAATGCCTTGCTTAGTAGCTGTTGTTACACCTAATGCAGTAGCTTTAGCTACACCACCTGTAATAAGACCTAAATAGTTTGTAGGATCTGATGCAGCTGAGAATATGTAGTCTTTAACCCCATCAACAGCACCCATAAGCCCATCATTAACAAATACATTACCTGTATTGTCATACAACTCATATGCATTCTTTGCTATCTGCTTAGTTCTATCGTTTGCTTTATATACAAAACGTGCTTCACCTGCAGTATTAACTGTATTAGTATTGAAAGCCCTCATGTGATCCATAAAGTCTTCTACAACTATATTGTTATCTTTATCGCCACCAAACCTATACTGATCACCAAAACGTTCTAACATGTAGGTACGTATGTCGTCTGCAAATCTACCCTGTTTTAGATCTGACTTCTTTAGACTTGTTTCATCATCAAAGCCATAGTCTCTCTCAACAGATTCTTCTGGTATTTCTGGATTATAAAAAGTATTACCTTTTACTTCTTCTGTTGTCTTACCATATGTTCTTTCATATAATAACTGAGCTGGTGTTTTTTGATCTTCTTCTTTTTGTTCATCTGTTTGCTCAGCAGTCTTACCATATGTTCTTTCATATAATTGTTGCGCTCTACTTAAATCAGCCATTAGTTACCGCCTCTTCTTCTACTTTTTCGAGGTACAAAAGGTTCTTCTGCATCAACAACTTCAGTAGCAGATTTAAATAGGTCTTTACCCCCAATATCTTCCATCTCTTGCACAGTTAGAGGTAATCCTTTTTCTTTTAACTCTTTAGTAATTTTTGTTTTAACAGCTTTAGCATTTCTACCTTTTGCTGTATTCATTTTTTCTATAAGAGCAAACCATTCTGCATACGTTATTTCTGCCATAGCATCTTTCATTGCAGTAACTTCAGGTTTATCTACAGATGCTTTTACCCCTGAAAACTTATTCACAGCGTCAATGATACTTGTAGGTATATTAGGCTCACTTAAATATGCATTAGTACTATTTACAGAGTGTATTTCATCTTCATTAAAATCATATATATGTACATCTCCATTGGAAGCTTTAAACATATACAAACCTTGTGATTCATCTAGAGGAACTAATGTTGTATCTGAGTTTCTTTTTATAAAGTTACCCTCATTATCTTTTACTTCTAGACTATTATCTAATAGTGTTCTACCATTTTCTTGTAATTCTTTATTAAAAGTAGATGTAGTATTAGTATTAGTTACAAAATCTGGAACACCTGATTCAACAACGCCACTACGGAAGCTATTATGGTATCCTGGCAATCCAACATAACCGTCAATAGAAGTACCCATAAGATCCATATAAGTGTCTTCATAATATCCAGCAACTTGAGTGTCTAGGAAGGGTTTAACTTCTCTATCAAGAATATCTTTACGTTGTACTAAGTTTGCTTCTAATAGTAGTTTATTATCTGTTATGGTCTTTCTAACCTCGGCTTCATTAGTAGGAGCTTCTGTGGCATTAAGAAGGGATTCAGCACGTTCAATGTCATCTCTAAGTTTTTTAGCTTGAGCTAAATTTGTATTTAAAGCATTATTATCACCTAATACAGTTTGTATTTCGATACGAGCGTTACCTACATTACCTACACCAAAGAACTTAGGCTGATTATATGTTAAGAAAGACTCACCACCCACTTGATTGTATGCAGCAGAATTAGCATAATCATCTAAGTCAAACAAACTCTTGCCATCATATACGGCTGTTTTATCTAATTCTTTACGCATACTAGCCATTGCACCTTCACCTGATAACTTCTGCCACCAGCTAAGATCCTGAGCGCCTTCATAGTCGCCAAGCTTATAGTCCACTGCACCACCATACGTCTGATCTATTAAAGCATCAACAGATACGTTTGTAAGTTTAGCATCCAAAGTAATACCTGCAATAGCATCTACATTAGCCTTAGTAAATTCTAAACCTTTATTAGCTACTACCTTTGATAAAGCAGTCTCTAAGTCAGATAACCCTGTAGGTCCTTCTGCTATTGCTGCCTTAATCATATCAGATGTAGCACCATAAGACTCTAGACGGCTTACGGTAGTTCTAGCTGCACCCTTAAGTTCATCCTTCTTTTTAGCTAAAGCAATTAACTGAGGTCTAGACTTCTCTAGTCTATCACGCTCAGTCATAGCCCTTTCTTTATATTCTGTTCTCTGCTTTGTTTTACCCTCAAGGTAACTCTGAAAGAATGCTTGACCATCAAAACCCATTACACCATACCTCTTGCCATAAGACCTGCAGGTTGTTCAACCATAGGCTCTTCTATTGTTTCTTCTTCTTCTACCATAGGCTCTTCAGCCATAGGTTCATCATTCATGTTAGCATCCTGCATCTGTCGTAACATTTCAGTACCTTCATCATCGCCATTCTTTAAGCTCTGTTGTATAGCATTTACATAGATAGCATCTAAACGCTTCTTCTGCTTTTCAGTACGTATTTTGTTTTCATCTATGTCAGTCTCTTTTACTTCAATACCCTGCTCTGACATTATAGCTTTAATGTAAGCACCCACCATAGGACCTGCTAACATCTGTGCATCTACAGTGTGCAAACCATTCATAGTACCCATAATCATCATAGTCTCTGTTATTTCCTGTAAGCTTCCACCTAGTTCAAATATAAGAGCTAAGTCATCTATAACTTCATCTCTATTTAGTTTCTGAATATAATGTGTTACAACTTCTTCTACAGTACTCAACTCTGAGGGGTTTTCCCACGGAGCATTTTTAGGTTCATCTGTTAAAGATTGCCCAGGAATAGGGGCTTGAAATAGATCTGCCATTTTATTAACCTTACTTTGTAAATCCTGCACCGAAGTATAAGCCTACGATGGCTGAAACGATATGTGTGTCTAGAGGGGTGATAACGAAGCCACGAGCTGCTTTCCAATGTATTGCATCTGGTGCGCCTAAGAGCCAGTTAATGAAGCCACCCTGTACTTCTGTATAACCAACGATTACGCTTACGTCAGGATACCATACTGCTACTAGCTTTGGCAATACGATAATAGAGCCTACTGCAGATAAAGCTATGATCCTACGTGTCCATGCAAAGTGTTTATCTTTACTGCCATGCTCTCTTGCATCACTGACTGCACCTACAAGGGCTTTCTGTTGTTCTGCTTTAGCTTTATTGCTTTGACCCCAGATGGACATAACTCCACCTAAGACAGTAGAGAAAAGCATTGTGATTAATTCTAGTGGTAATCCAAACATTA